ATCTCAACAAGACGAATTTACTGATTATGATTTTGAAGGTTCTGGAATAAATATTCTTTTAGATGTTCTTGCTTACAATACTCACTATAACGCTTTCAATGCTAATATGTTAGCAAATGAAATGTATCTTGATAGTGCTGATTTAAGATCAAGTGTAGTTTCTTTAGCAAAACAAGTTGGATATACTCCGACTAGTGCTACGGCCGCTTCTGCAATTATTGATGTAACCATAAACAATGGTTCTGGTGCTTCTGTTACCATGTCAAGAGGAACAAAATTTACTACAACTGTGGATGGCACTTCTTATTCTTTTGTTAATAATGCAGATGTTAGTATTATACCCGCTGACGGTGTTTACAAATTTGATAACTTAGAAATTTTAGAAGGCACATATTTAAACTACAAATATACAGCAAGCACATCAGACATAGATCAAAGATTTATTATACCTAACGACAATGTTGATACCACAACATTAACTGTTAAAGTTCAAGAGTCATCCTCTGATTCTACAACAAATACATTTACACTTGCTGATGGTATTACAGCATTAGATTCTACTTCTAAAGTTTACTTTTTACAAGAAGTTGAAAATGGAAGATATGAAGTTTATTTTGGTGATGGAATTTTAGGTAAAGCAATTGCTGATGGTAATATTATTATATTAGATTACATAGTCACCAATCGTACAGCAGCAAATGGTGCTAGTACATTTACACTTAACGGAGATATTGGTGGATTTACAGATGTTACCATCGTAACAGATACAAATGCTGCTGGTGGTACAAATCCTGAATCTATTACTTCAATTAAATACAATGCGCCAAGAGATTATACAGCACAAGATCGTGCTGTTACAGCAGATGACTATAAAGTTTTAGTTAAGAGTTTATATGCAAATGCTCAATCAGTTCAAGTTTATGGTGGTGAAGATGCTAGTCCTGTTGCATATGGTAAAGTTTATATTTCTATTAAAGCAAAGTCTGGTTCTAATTTAACAACAGCAACAAAAACAAGTTTAGTTTCTCAATTAAAATCATATGCTGTTGCTTCGGTTACGCCTGTTATAATTGATCCAGAAACAACTTTCATAACTCTTACTACAACATTTAAATATAATTCTGGTTTAACTACAAAAGCACTTTCAACACTTAATACAAATGTTTTAAATACAATAACAAATTATAATAATAATACATTGGAGAATTTTACTGGTATGTTTAGACACTCTGAATTAGTCGGATTAATTGATGATACCGATTCATCTATTTTAAGTAATATTACCACAGTTAAGATGTATAAAGAAATTACACCTACTTTAAACTCTGGTTTAAAATATACACTTAACTTTAACAATGCATTTTTTAATCCACATTCTGGTCACAATGCAAGTGCTGGTGGTATAGTTTCTTCATCAGGTTTTAAAATTAATGATGATAGTTCTACAAATGAACATTTTTTAGATGACGATGGTGCTGGTAATATTAGAGTTTATTATCTAAGTGGCACTACAAGAATTTATACAGACTCTACTTATGGTACTGTTGATTATACAACAGGAGAAATAATTTTAACATCAGCACACTTAACAAGTATTTCAAATGTTGATGGCGCTGCTAGCACAGTAGTAAGAATATTTACTATACCTAATTCTAATGATATTGTTCCTGTTAGAAATCAAATTTTAGAAATTGATACGGCCAACTCATCAGTAAACGGTAGTGTAGATACAATTGAAAGTGGAAGTTCACAGGCAGGAACAACTTATACAACAACTAGTAGTTATTCATCAACATCTGGATCAGGATATTAATGGATAAGAATGACTACATTTAAAAAAACTCATAAGACAAAAATAAAAAATCAAATAGGATCACAGATACCTGAATTTGTAGTAAGTGACCATCCTAAATTTTTATCATTTCTTGAGTCTTATTATCTTTTCATGGAATCTGCTGAGATTTCGTTAGAGTCAATTACAGCAGCAGATAGACTTCTTTTAGAAACAGAAACAACTACCGATAGTTATATACTACTTAACCAAACAGATAAAAATGGTTTAGATGAAGGTGGTAGTTTAGTTCAAGAAGAAAATACTTTCTCTGGTTCTTTTGTAAGAGGTGAAATTATAACTGGTGCAACTTCTGGTGCCACATCAACTATTTTATCAGAGGATATCATAACAAATTCAAGATTATTTATTTCTTCAAATAATGCTTTTAAAACAGGTGAGATCGTAACTGGTGCTAACTCTGGTGCGACTGCAACTGTAAAAAAATATCGTGCAAATCCTGTAGAGAATATTCAACAACTATTAAACTACTCTGATCCTGACCATACGATAAGTGATTTCTTATCTCAAATGAAAGAGGAATTTTTAAATACAATTCCTACAAATATGGATGCCTCAATTGATCAAAGAAAACTTGTTAAAAATATTAAATCTTTATATCGTGCAAAAGGTACAGCAAAAGCAAATCAGGCATTTTTTAAAATTTTATTTAATGAAGATTCTGTAATCTATACACCTACCGATGATATGTTAAGAGTATCAGATGGTAAATGGAATACACAAACATTTCTTCGTTGTACACAAACAACAGCACAATCAGTTAATGATCCTATTGAATTAGTTGGTCAGACAATTACTCAAGCAAATAATCCTTCAAATGCAAGTGTTAGTGAAGCAACAGCAATTGTAGAAAATATTTTAAAGTTTCAAGAAGGCACAACTCAAATTGTTGAAATTATAATTAATGAAGATACAACAACAGGAACTTTCGTAAACGGTGAAGTAATTTCTGGTGTTAGTAATGTTAATGAAGATTTAACTGTTAAATTAACAGTAAGTCAAGCACTATCAACAGCAACAATTACAAACGATGGAAGCACACTAACAGTAGGTGATGAAGCAACTCTTTCAGGTGGTGCTGGTTCAGGTGGTAGGGTACAAGTTTTAGATATTTCAGGTGCAGGTGTTACCGAAGTTATTACTAATGCTGCAGGAACAGGATATCAAGAGGGTGATACAATTACATTTAGTTCAGGAACTGCTGAAGCAGAAGTTTCAGTTGTCAATGGTGGTTTTGCACCAGAAACAGGAAGTGTAGATATTCATGTTGAATTAGAAAGTGGAACAATTTCAGGTTCAGGATCTGGTGATCTACTATTAGAGGATGCTGTTGATAATGGTCGTGGTGGTAAATTTTTAGACTCTGCTTCACAAATGGTTGATAGAGAAATTAAAATAGAATTAGAAGGTAATGGTGGTTATGGTACAGGACATATTTTATCAGAGGAAGATGATGCTTCAAAAGCAGAAAGATTTTATATTGTTAATCAAGACTCTGAACCAGATGTACCTTACAATATAGAAGCAGATGAACATATTGTATTAGAAGATTTAACTCAAGTAGGAGATAGATACTTAGGAGATAAATTAGTTCAAGAAAATACAACAGGTTCTGGTGATATAACAGATATTAGAATGATCGCAAGTGGGTCTGGTTATACAACTTTACCTACAGCAACAATTTCTGGTGATAGATTTATTGCTTTAGAGGATGCTACAGATACTACACCTGACGGAATAAGTAGAATAGAATTTGAAACTGGTGGACAAATGCTACAAGATACAGCATTTGATGGTGCAAGTGCAACTGTAATTCCTTTTGGTGATGAAATTGGTCGTGCAACTTCATTAACTATTATTGAACACGGTATAGATTATACATCAGCACCATCATATGCATTTCCAAAATATGCTGTACTCAAAACAGTTTCAGGAACGATAAGTGCTGATGAAACATTTACAAGTAATATTAGTGGTGCAACAGGAACCGTTGTTGATTTTACAGCACCTCTTCTAAAATATACAGCAACAACTAGTGAATTAGAAGTTGGCGATACAGTTACCTTTTCTGGTAGTACAACAGCAACTGTATCTAAATCAGATAACCTTACTGGTTCAGGAACAATAGGTACTACAATTACAACTCAAGGTAGATATTTAAATCAAGATGGACATATATCTGAGGGCTCTAAAAAAATTCAAGATAGTTTATATTATCAAGATTATTCTTATGTAGTTAAAGTTGCTCGAGATATTGCTGAGTGGCGTGATGCTTTAAAACGAGCAGTACACCCATCTGGATTCTATGTAACAGGACAGGTTGATATTCAAACTAGATTAAATGGTAAAATTAAATCTCCTGTGGCAGCAACACTATCTGGTGGATTATTCTCTGGTACATCTGATAGTCCAATCTACATGAGATTAAATACTCTATTCTCTACATTCTTTGGTAGAAGAACAGGAGTAGGATTAAAATCAATGAGTAATGGTGTTGAATTAGATGGTAAAACTAAAGTATCTTCAGCAGTGGCGAGAACAGGTATTGCTGTAGAACCACAAAATGATTATAGAGATACAAACACAAATACACAAAAAGAATTAAACTTGTCTCCAGAAACAACTATTGAATTAGAGAAACGAAATCGTAATAGTTTCTACTCTCTAAATAGTTATACTGCAAGAGGTACAAGTGTAAGTAATGGATATGCATATGCAGGTCCTAGATTAAAAACATTAAGTAGATTTGGTCTATCTGCTTATGCAGCAAATAACGCAATAGTATTAGAGGGTGGAACAGAAACAGGAAAAAGTGAGTTATTACTAGAAACTTCTATGGGAGGTGGTGTTTTACAGATCGAACACGGTGCTTCTTTTAGTACAACTCTTAAAGATTGGGCAAATTTAAGATTTACAGGTTCATTAAATACTTCAGTGGATGGAGAAACAGTCAGATTATCTGATATTAACGGATCTACTTCGAATCAAAATCATAAAACTAATTTAACTTTTCCTGCTGAAGTAACCACAACACCTACTTAATCCGTTATAAATAATAGAAAGACAAACATTTAGACTTATGGGAAAAAACAATGGCAGCAATAATCACAAACAAATTTAGAATAAATAATGCTGAACAATTTTCAGAATCTTTTTCTGAAACTGCGTCAGAAACATATTATTTATTCATAGGTCGTGCTCATTCTTGGGCATCCGACGCCGATGTACAAGGCAACACAATAGACGAGGGAACAGATGCTTCTCCACCTACACCTAATGATGATATAACTTCAGAATTCTATGCTTATGATGATATGATCGGTGCAAAAATCATAACATCTTCGGATGTAACATTCTGTATACCAAGACGAGATTGGACAACAGGAACAACTTACGATATGTATGAACATAATATTGGTTCAGGAAATGCTGCTAATAGTGGTGCAACTAATTTATTTGATTCTACATACTTTGTAATGAATAGTGCTTATGCTGTTTACAAAGTTATTGAAAATGATGGTGCAACTGCTTCAACAATAGAACCAACTTCTACATCAAACTCAATTTTTGAAACATCTGATGGATATAGATGGAAGTATATGTACTCTTTAACATCTGCTGAAACTCTAAACTTTATGTCAACAGACTTTATTCATGTATC